TAGCCCGCCACAGGCCGAGCGCCTCTACGACGGTGGCTTCCTCGACCTTGAGGACGACGAACTGGGCGATGGCCTCGAGGATGAAAAGGTCAATGACCTGAAATCCCTCGCTGAGCTGGAGGGCGTCGACTTGGGCGAAGCCTCCAAGAAGGCGGACATCATTGCTGCCATCCGCGCTCACCGCGCGTCCAACCCCGCAGAATAAGGAGCTGCACCGATGAAGAATTTCATCCAGCCGGGCGTCAATGTCCCCTTCGTTGCGCCCTATGACGTCAAGAGCGGCGATGGCATGCTCGACGGCATCGAATTCGGTATCGCATCGACCGATGCCAAATCCGGCGAGCAGGTCATTGGCGTCACTGAGGGCATCTTCAGCCTGCCCAAGGCAGCTGTGGCGCCGGCGCGCAAAACGCTGGCTTATTGGGACAATGCGGCCAAGGTCGTTACCAACGTCGTGGGCAGCAACACCAAGATCGGCATCTTCCGTGCGGCTGGCCTCAGCGGCGATGCCACGATCGCGGTCAAGCTGATCCCGAGCATCTGATGACTGATCCGTTCGCTTCGGCGCTGGACGTCATTTTCCATGCGCCCGGCTCCGAAGCGGCGGAACATACTTCGGTCTATGGGGTGCACACGACCGGCGTCCGCATCATCCGCGGGCGCAATGACCAGATGGCCCGCCTGGGCGACGGCCAGATCGTCACCGGATCGAACCTGATCGAAGTGCGCAAATCTCAGCTGGAAACCCTCCTCCCCGGCGACACGCTGATAGTGGGCGATCTGGCCGATGATGGCACCTTCACTCCGCGAGAAGAGTTGATCCTCACCGGTGAGGCTGTCGGCGACGCCGAAAATATGACCTGGACGATCGGCGCGGAGCCGGTCGACCCGTCGCGATGAGGCTGACAGCCCGGCAGGTAAGCCTGTCCCTTGCCCAGCAGCTTCACGCGACCGAAGGCGAGATCGCCGCCGACATAACCGCGATCATGACCGATGAAACGACCGGTTTGCGGGACGACTATCGCCAGCAGGTGCGCGATGCCGGCATGGGCAACCGTCTGGCCAACACCTGGCGGGCGGAAGCCTATCCCAAGGGCGGCCGCTCACTCAATCCGGCCGGCTATGTCTGGTCCAATGCCCCGGCGATCATCGATGCGTTTTCGCGCGGCGCCTATATTCGCCCCGTCAATGGCGGCAAATGGTTGTGGATCCCGACCCGCAACGTCCCTGCCCGCCGCCGCGCCGGATACTATTCCTCGTCGATCAAGCGATCGAACGGCACCCGCATGTCGCCCGAAGAGGTCGAACTGCATTTCAACGCAGAGCTCCAGATCGTCATCGACGGCAACAAGGGCGAAGCCTTCATCGACGTCGTGTCCGGTCTGTCGGGCGGATATCGCCGCGCCACGGCCGGGCGCACGCAGGGTCGCCGCGGCATGGCGCCGCGCAAGGCAAAGCCGGTGCTGATGTTCACACTGACCAAGAGCGTCCGCATGCCGCGGCTGTTCGATCTCGACGGCCCGGCCGAGCGTCGCGC